TCCAGTAACCATCTACCTTGCGAATCTTCAGTTTGAAATTTGCTCCTTCCCATGCATCAAATGGATTGATCGGTGTTTCATCTTCAAATTCTGGTTGCATTGCTTCCATGATTTTGTCAAAGATTTTCTTGCCATACTTGTAAAGCATGACTTTACCTTCATTATCAGGATTTGATGAATCAGAAACAACCAACACATTACTGTAGTATTGTAGCTTGCGTTTTTGTTTTCGAGCAATCTCTTTATCAGTCTCAATGCCTGAATTCCAAAGCCCAGAGTTATGCTCGCAACATGGACATTTTCCGTTAACGGATGTCAAGCAATTCTCAATAAACCACATTCCAGTTGGTCCTTGGAATGCGTGATTCCATACACGAACCCATGGAAGTTGATCTCCTTCTGTAGCTGGAAGAAATCTTAGAACAGCAAATCCATTCCCAGATTTATCTACCTGTGGCTTCCAAAGTCGATCATCAATGTATGATGCTTTTTCAGTTGGGGATTCTTCTTTTGCTACTTGAGCCAGAAGTTTGTCGAGTGCGTTGTTTTTGCGAAGTGAGCTAATGTTAGACATGGTATTCTCCGTATGTTGTCGTATGTTTAAGTATTTCACAAATTTCATCATATATCTTATTTATCTTACTACAAGATAATATTATAGTCAAGTTTTTTATTCAACTTTTCAAAAGTAATATACTTGACATTCTCATATTCAGACCACTCTTCTACCTCATCTCCATCTGGAGTGGCTTGATAAAATTTGGTTTTGGGATAATCTTTGAAATTAACAGCATGCTGATTTTTCCAATTGACAGATGGAACCTCATTCGCATCTTGAGGAATGTAGTTTGAAGTCCCTTTATAGACATTGTTCACCTTTCCTGTATCTGACTTCATGTCAAAACCAATCATGTAAACTTCTTTGGGTTCATAGTCAATCATCATCATTCTGACAGCAATCGATCCAGCACTCCAACCAGAATATGGTTCTGGAATGAGATATACCTCATCCTCCTCATCTACCCATGTGATCCATTGATGATGATTTCCTAGTTTCTGCCGAATATCATCAGAATCAAAAGGTTCATTTCGTTTTTCATATTGTTGTTTGATCATATGAAAGAGTCTCATGATCTGATTTGGATCTGTTCCATTCATTACAAAGTTATTAAAATGTTTCTTTTCATTTTCTGTTTTTAGACTTTCATGCCATCCTTCAAAGAAATTATCTTCAACCAGTGAATCATATGCATATTCTGGAAGTTTAGACCAGCTTCTAAAATAGCAAACATTGTTATAGATGTATCCGCTTGATGCAATCTCATGCATCATGCCTCCATCAACTGCAATCAATGCATCAGGTGTATAATCACGATACAAAGCATTGCAACCATAAACTCCTCCACATCTTCCTAATGCTTTCAAATCTAATTGAAGTCTAGATTCACCATTTCCTAATACGAAGTATTTCATTTTACATATTCATATGGTGTTTGGTCTGATTCTACTAAATCTATTGTGCCATCAAAAACATATCCAAGACCATGTAAGAACTGTTCAAAATGTTCTAGAACATCATTCAATGATTGATCTAATGGTATTCGATGTGTAATTTCAGATTCTTGTCCTTTATGATTGTTTACATATCTAAATTCAATGTATGAATTATACAGCATTATTTCCTCTCAAGCATCATTGGAAAAATAAATCCAAGAATATTTCCACATTGTTTTGCTATCTCAGCATGTTCCTTTTGCGTTCCATTTGAGGATCTCAACTCCACATAATGAATCCATGAACGAAGTGTTCCATGCATCATCAATCTGGTTTTTGTCAATCCCTCTGGAAGAACTGCTCTTGCTTGTTCCTTGGCAATTCCTTGAGCAATAGCCCAATCATAGATTTGTCTTGCCTGTTCAATCAATTCAGACTGCCGTTGATCCCATTGCCAGATGAGTTTCTGATCATCGCAATCAATAGAATTTTGTCGATTCTTTATATCCTGAATTCGACATTCTCTTTTGACAAATGTGTTTTTAATCTCATTAGGATTAGCATATCGTTGACTAAATTCCTGAAAACTGAAACTGCGATGTCGAACAATCTGATGTGCGATGTCACGTGTTGTTTCAATTTCTAGGCAAGCACTAACCATCTCGAATGGGGACCAATGCTTGTGTTTGATAAGGTAGCGTAGGAGCCTTTCGGACGTTTCAGTGTTGTGTTGGTTCGAGGGATTCGATACACGGGCACAATACGCAACGAGATCTTGGACATTTAAATCCTCCGATATTGATTGCAAAAACTCAGGTGATGCCTGAGTATAGCTTATTAGTTTAACACTCATCTGCGATTAAAATTCCTTCTTGGTGATGGATTTTGTTGACGATGTGCAAGCACTTTCTGATAAGAAAGCTCTTTGAGACGTTGATTCAACTCACCATCACGTCTTTGTAATGTTGCACAGTCAAACTCAAGCTCACGAACACGTGTCTCAAGTTGTTGTACTTTTAGAGCCAGATGATCACGATCACGAATTACATCTTCAATTGTTTGTTTTGCCATATTTCCTCTACAGCATATTGATAAGATATTGTTTGCATCTTTTTATATCAGTTTCTATAAAAGATGCATATTTAAGAATAAGATTACGTTTCTGTGGCCATACAATGTTTTCCTTTATATCACGATCAAATTGATCTAGATAACTCAGAATCTGATTGAGTATGACCATTGTTTCGAGGTGAATTTGGCCACCAAGAAATCTCTTTAATAATAGCGGATGTTGTCCTAAAACGCAAGTGAAAAGTGTATTGAAGTTGGAAGAATCAATTGATTCTGTTCTGAGAAGTTTTTCCATATCTGTCTGAAAAACATAACCAATACTCTGTTGAGTCTTTTTCCAATCAATGTAAGTCTGCTCATCATAATCACCAATCCATGCTTTTGGATTCTTGATTATATTAGCGACAAAATAGTCAAGTGTATTATCACCATACTTACGACCAATCCGATGAAAGAAAAATCTATCGTTTCTTTTAAGAAATGAAGACTTCTTTGCATTTGTTTTGCCAGAATACTTTTTAAAATCATAATGTTCTTTGGTAAAATGTAGTTTTAAGCCAAGATAGATTTTATAGGCATCCCAACTTTCCATAGCAAACATTATACTCCTTCTCAGGAAAAATGTCAAGTATTTTTATACAGGTAACTGAGAAACTTTGGGGATAAGATTGAGTTTCATAGCGTCCACTTCAATCTTTTCTTTAAGAGGTTTGGTAATAAGTGATGCCACAGTTTCTGGTTCTATTTTGTTTTCAGAACAATATTCCAGAACTGCATCAAGATATGAGATACCAGTTCGATTTACAAATTCTTCAATCTCATATGAAAATTTTTTCGCACTCATAATTTTTAATTCTTCAAACATCATTTAATTTTTCCTTTATGTTGGAGGTTTTTTGGCAGAACCTCCATAAACTGCTTATTTAGATTTTTCTCTGGCTTCAATTTCTAATGGATTATTCCAATATCCATGTTTAATTGTGTACCAAAAATAAAGAATTATAAAAACAAACCAACCATGCCTTTCATACTGCATCATATGAACTTCTTCATGTCTCCGAATACTTTCATCATCAAGTGTCTTGAGATCACGATACCATGCAGTATTTTTAGAAATGGTTATAGCAGTAAATTTTTTTGGAAAAAATCCTCTCAACCATTTAGGCATTAATTCATGTTTTTTCATTTCTTGTCTTTATTATCCACAAACTCTTGAAATTGTTTTGCAACTCCTAAAATTTGTTCAACTCCTGGATAATTCTTATAGAATTTTTCAGTGGAATTCATTGCTTCTTGATACAATTTCATTCCTTCCTCTGAATTTTTTTTCATCATTTCTTCAGCTAAATAGAACTGGCGGTCAAAATAGGTTTGCTGCAATTCATACATGGATACCATGTATTCTTTTGCAGTGCTCAATAATTCTTGCCGAATTTGGAATGGATTCTTGTTTACTTCTGCCATGTCTTATTCTCCTTTGTGTGTGTGAAAAAGTGTTGCCATAATTGTTTTGAAAATGTTTTTTCTTTTGCTTCTTTTCTCTTCCAGAAAATCAGCATATGCATATTCCCAATCATTTTTGTATTCTGCCTTAAAATATGATTTTAATTCAGAATTGTCATGATGTAAGCATGAAAGATCCATGTTACTTTTCCTTATGTGTGTGATGTGAATGTGGCAATTCTGTTTCTAGGTTTGCCACAAACCCACCTGCATCAAGCAGCCAAAGCTACTTGCGCAGAAGAATAATCAGAGTTGTTTGCCTCTAATTGAATTAGTGTTGGTCACTACCCTATTTGCTCTCTTTGCTATTTTCTTTTCTAGTCGAATGCCTTTACACCCCCATGTGTTGAAAAGAATATGGTGGAGGTGGCAGGAATCGAACCTGCGTGCTAAAAAATATCTTCACATGTCAACAAGCAAATTCTTTTAGCTGTTCCTTTGCAGATTGTTCTCGTTTCTGAGTATTGATGTTCCATCGACCTTCATTATTACCCAGCCATCGATGTGTGGTGCAAATGGTGCAGCGTACTGTCCTTTTTGATGCTTTTCTGCCTTTTCTTTTTTTCATAATGCCATACTGTTATCTGGATCAATCGGAATACCTTTAAACGGATCTGTCGAATTATCATTCGGCACCATACCGCCATCAGGAGGCATAATTGTTAATTTAGTTCCTATTGCTAAAACACATGCCCAGTTTGTGTTATATACTTCGATGATTGAATATGTTTTTGTTTGGAAATTGTGAGCAATGATAACCTTTGCAGACATTGTTCCTTGTTGTGCTTGCAAAGTAGTGTCACCATACATTACAGGATAATCACCTCTTTGCTCCGCAATTGCTACAACATTCTGTAATGGTGCACAAAAGATTGGCTTGTTTGCCATTTGTTGAGCATAAAGTGTACTGGTTGCAAATAGTCCACTAAGCAGTAGCAGAAATTTCTTCATTTTCTTTCTCCCATTGAGTTGTAAATTCATCAATGGTTTCTACAAGAGGTTGAAGATAAGGTTTCTTTTCTTTCACAAACTCTTGAACAGTTCCATCCTCAGTTGTTGTTAGAATCACAACCTGATTGATTGGTGTTCCAGTCATTTCTTCATACATCTCTGTATAGGCAGAACCTTGAATGTAATAGTCTGTATTATATTCATCGTTTCGTTCTGACTTGGACGTCTTGAAATCAATGACAGAAAGTACACCTTTCCATTCACCAATACAATCAACACGTCCTGCCACACGGTATTTTTCGCTCCACATTGCCTGTTCTTGTAGATGAATATTATTCAGATTCTCATCCAGAACAGGCTTTAGTTGTGTGAACATACACCATGGTAGAAACTTTTGTTTATGATGTTCTATGTCACTATTATTTATATAGTCTTCACAAATCTTATGAAAAGCTGTTCCTCTTGATGCAGATGTTCTTGAAATATAATTGGCAACATCATAACCAACAGAAGCTCTCCATTCTTTCAACCATTTTTTCTTTCTTTCTGTTGCTCCTAGGACTGTGGTGATTGAAGGAAATACACCACCAGATTCAGTGAAATAGAATCGTTTTCCATCTACTGTTTTAGCAGTGGCTTCTGGTAATGAAATGTTCAGATGCTTAAACATGATAATTAATAGCCTCTCATTCCGTAGTAATAATGTATGAAATAATCTCTTTGATCAGGTACATCACGAAAGAGACATTGTGTTTTTCTCCGATCTAGATCTTCTTCAATCGGAGCATATAGTATAGTAGTATTCACAACAAGTGCAATGAGCACAATCATTATTATTTTCATATTATACTAAATGCTAATAAAAATGTCAAGGTTTATTCTTTGACAAACTTTATCTTCGTTTTAATATTCAGATATTTTTCTTCATCAGTATTCTCTGGCCATTCCTCTCGAAATTTCCTCATTCCTTCACGTTGAGCAGCAATCATTCCTATTGTTGTATGCTCTTGAATAATTTTTGAATATGTTGTTTTTTGGTTTTCATAAAAGTTTTTAATTTCGACATCAAATCGGAATGGCATTCTTTCTTTCCCAAAGCCCAAAAGGTTGTTGAGTCCCAAGCATATACTTTAATATTTTTGTTTTGTTCTTCTATTTCTGCGCTCATGATAATTCAAAGTGTGGTGCATCGATGAATGGTCTTTTACCTTGACTTCTTCTTTCATCGATATAGTTATTCATGGCTTCTTCAGCTGTTCCTTCCCAAAGCGCAAGATCATCAATATTCCAAGCTGCTCCCCAACGAATCTTTACATCAAGCTCATAAGCTGCCTCTTTCATTGCATCAGCAATGTCATCATATACGTTTAATTCCCAGCATCCTCTTCCATTGACATATGCCATCAAATCAACAGCATGTCCATGTAAATGCTTAGACTTCATTGTTTGAGAAGCACCAGCTGCAACTAGCTCTTTTTGTTTTTCTTCAGTTCTTAGTCCTTCAATGACACCAAAGTCAACCTTTGTCAATGTGATTGCCTTCTCAACCACTTCCACCAACTGAGGATCAACACCTTCTAATTTGCTTTGTGATCTTCCCGATAATTTGAACATCAATCTACTCCTTGTTTAATTTTTGATATTAGATAACTTCTTACTAATCCTGAACGAACAATATCACCAATAGTATATTCAATCATTTCAAATTCTGACATATTATCCAAGATATTCATGAATACTTGAAGACCTTCTTTCTCATAATTCTTTTGTAAATCTGTTTGAAAAAAATCTCCACAAAATATAATCTTTGAATCTTGACCAACTCTTGTAATGATTGTATCAAGTTCATGAAAATTCAGATTCTGAGATTCATCAACAATGATTATAGCATTGTCAAGAGTAATACCACGAAGAAAGCTGGTTGTCATGAACATCAAAGAACCTTGATTCTTTAGACGATCATACAACATATTGAATGCTTGTTCATTTGGTTGTTCGAACATAAATTGTACCATGTTTTGATATGGTACTTGAAACAATGCTGTCTTGTCTTCTTCATCTCCAGGAAGAAATCCGATTTCTCGAGTCGGAACAGCTGAACGAACCAAATAAACACATTCTTGAGTTGTTTCTGGGTTTAGGGCATCTTTTAAGGCAAGATAAAGAGAAATGAATGTTTTACCAGTTCCTGCTGCACCATAAAGAAATAGATTTTTCTTATCCTTGTAGGCATTGAATGCTGCCTTTTGATTTTCAGTTACTGGTTTGATTTGTAAAAGATTATGGAATCTTACATCTTTGTTTTTGTTACTCATTATAAACAACCATGTTGAGTTTATGAATATTTATATGACTAAACATTCTTCCATTTTTTCACAGCTTCTGCCACCTTGACTTCTCGAGTCGAACGTCTACCGTACCGTTCGGCAAGAGGAGAATTTGGATTTGCTTCGGATATACGGGACATGACTTCTCGGAAACCTTGATCATTTTTACTGTCAATAGACCCAACAGAGGAAACAATAGCAAATCCATTAGGAACCTGTTTAATGTGAGGATTGATTTCAAGCAATCTTTCTTTCTCAACAATTGAAAGAAAGTCTTCAAATGTTTCATGTGTTTCATTATTTAGGAATTTAAATGTGGGCATAATACCATTCTGGAATATCTCGTTTTGTCCATTTGGCAAAACTCTTTTCTTTGTTATAATAATTTCTATAAGACTCAACCACATCATCTAATTTGCAATAATCTGGCATTGCTAGTGGTGGATCACTAAATGGTCCATTCGCAATATTGATTGGAGTCTTTTCTAATAAACTGTATAGCTTTTGTTCTGTTAAATGTATTCTTTCATATCTAACTGTGTATTCATTGCAGAGACTTCTCCAGAGTTTATATAACCATTCATAGTTGTTACGATTACTCCGAGTCCAAATAGCACTAGGATGATTAATATGAGAAGCCTTATATAGAACTGATTCGTATCCATCCCTCTCCATTCTCCATCTTTTGATTCTTCTTCCATTCTGAACCTCAATATATTGTTTACCGTCTAAAATTCTATGTGCTGTAGACATCAATTGAGCATACTCAATGATCATCTTAACTGTATGCTTATCACAATGCATTTGAGCACATTCAGAAGCATTCTTAGATAAATAGAAAACATTCATATCAACCCCCAACACAACTATTCTACTTTGTTAATGATAAAAGTCAAGTTTTTTCTTGATACACTATGAATCTAAATCTTTCTCCTGCATCTTTGTTATAACAACATTGGCAGGGAAATCTAGAGAAGTCAAGTTCTTTTCCTGCATTATACAATCTTGCAGAATCTCCAAAAATTTCCATGAGTCGAACCATTCCAGATTGACATTGTTCTGCACGTTGATCTGCCATTTCTGGCTCATATGTTCCATCAAAGTATGTCAAATCACCAGTTTCCAATAATTGATGACAATCAATGCATGTAAAAAGTTCATCAATTTTTGTCATAAAACTCCTGTCATTTCTAGAAACTTTTTTGCGTATATGAATTCATACTCATATGCTTCTTTTTCCCATGGAAACTTATTATAATTCTCAGATTCAATTGAATATCTTTCATTTTTCCATAGCACACTCATCTCTTTGTAATCATAGTTTTTAAGTTCTCTTCTGGCATGTTGTTTGACGTGAATCATCTCATGACAAATGGTTTCAATCATTGCATAAGCATCAATTTTTTTGTCAATCTCAATTAAAAATTCACGAGGAGTGAATGCGTTACAGAATCCACAGACTCCGGATTCCAGCATTAGGTC